ATCATGTAAAAAATGATATGGGTTAACTGGTATAGGAATTGCCTTTTAATCATCCATATATTAGTGTTTCACGTGAAACATAATCACTCAGGGACCCCCATGCTAAGAACAGAGACTCCCGAGGTTGAAGAGAGAAGACTGAAGCTGGAACTGCGCCTGGCTAAGATGTCTGAAGTAGACGGATGTAAAGAGGATTTTCTAAAATACGTCCGTAAAGTGTGGCCCGAATTTATTGCAGGGGCCCACCACAAAATGATTGCTAAAAAATTCGAGGATATTGCAAACGGCAAGAACAAGAGGCTCATCATCAACATGCCTCCTCGCCACACTAAATCAGAGTTTGCAAGTTATCTCTTTCCTTCATGGGTCATTGGCCGTGCTCCGAAGACCAAGATCATCCAGACCACGCATACAGCAGAGTTAGCCGTAAATTTTGGAAGAAAGGTCCGCAACCTTCTGGACACGGGCGAGTACACGTCGATATTTGAAGGTGTTTCCTTGCAGTCGGACAGCAAGGCTGCGGGACGATGGTCCACGAACCAAGGTGGGGAGTATTTTGCAGCGGGTGTCGGTGGTGCGATAACCGGGCGCGGTGCTGATCTGTTAATTATTGACGATCCGCATTCCGAACAGGACGCACTTTCCGACACGTCTATGGAACATGCGTATGAGTGGTACACGTCGGGTCCCCGGCAGAGGCTCCAGCCAGGGGGTGCTATTGTTATTGTTATGACGCGGTGGTCATTGAAGGATTTGACCGCAAAGGTTTTGAAGGCTCAGGGTTATGACAAAAATGCGGACCAGTGGGAGGTAATCGAGTTTCCTGCCCTAATGCCAAGTGGCAATTCCTGTTGGCCTGAGTTCTGGGACAAGGAGGAGTTGGAAGGGGTCCGTGCTTCGTTGTCCGTTTCCAAGTGGAATGCACAGTGGCAACAGAATCCGACTTCGGAAGAGGGTGCGATTATCAAGAAGGAGTGGTGGAAAAGGTGGAGGGAGAAAGAGGTTCCACAGCTTGAATACGTAATACAGAGTTACGACACGGCTTTTAGCAGGCGGGAGACGGCGGATTATTCTGCAATTACGACGTGGGGGGTATTTTATCCCAAGCAGGACGGTCCGGCTAATTTGATTCTTCTTGATGCCAAAAAGGGCCGCTGGGATTTTCCAGAATTGAAAGTTGCGGCTCTGGAACAGTACAAGTTCTGGGAGCCTGAGACGGTAATTGTGGAGGCCAAGGCGTCTGGTACGCCACTGACGCAGGAACTTCGCCAGTTGGGAATTCCTGTTGTAAACTTTACACCGAGCAAAGGTAACGATAAACTGACGCGGGTTCATGCAGTTTCGCCATTGTTCGAGAGCGGAATGATATGGGCACCAGAGGAACGTTGGGCTGACGAAGTTGTCGATGAATGTGCGGCATTTCCGCATGGCGAGTATGACGATCTTGTAGACAGCACCACGCAGGCCCTGATGCGGTATCGTCAGGGTAATTTTGTACAATTACCGAGCGACGATTGGGTGGACAGTGAGCCGTCAACCCATATACGGAGTTATTATGGCTGAAGCAGACCTAGCTGCGCTTATTCCAGATCCCATGCCGGAATGGTTGCAACGTGCAATGGACCCTTCCACGTCTGCGACGAATAACAATGAAACGGTTCGTACTACGAGCAATTATTCGGAGGATCATGGTGGCGAGCTTCTTTTCCCGACGATACGAATGGGGCCGGAGGGCCTTTATAAACCAGAGGATCCTTTTCAAGAATCCTTAGACATTGGTGACTTCATCCTGATACCGGGACCCCCCGGCGCGGAAACCGCAACACGGGCCACGAACCTTTCCAAATTCATTAGTGACACTCTTATAAATAATGCCAGAGCAGGTCAGACAGACACCCCTTTGTATGACAGGGCTCCCTGATGGCTGACGATTTTGACCCCAACAAAATAATAGATCTTTTTGGCGTGGAAGGTGCTGTTGAAGAACCACGCCCCACGGACCTGTTATACCACGCTACCCCTGTGAAGGGGCCTGTTGACTTTAGCATAGGAGAATTAGGAGCGCATTTTTCGGAAAACCCGGACCTTTCTCGAAGAGCTATGACGCTCTTGGGCCATAAAAATTATAGTATTTTAGAAGCAAAGATTGATTTAGGAAATGTTGTAACGGTTCCAGAACAAGAGTCGTTTTTTAACGCGGAAGCTTTAGTAACAAGTTTAGTGAACCAGGGTTCTATATCCCCGGAGCAGGCTTCAGAGGCTTATGACTCAATAGATCAGGTTTTAGAGGACCCGGCCCATCCCGCCATGCAGCGGGCGGAGCAGGTTTTAGAGAAGGCCCATATTTATGATCCGTACCGCTTGGAAAAGCAGGCTGAGACAGAGCTTCTTAGACCTTTTTTAAAAAAGTGGGGCATAGATACCATTCGCTATTGGAATACTTATGATGCGTATGGAGATTTGGGAAGATTAAAAAACCTGCCCGGTGTAAACGAACAGCTTGAACTCGGTACACAACCAGCATGGTCGTATATTGTAGTCAATCCGGAACGGGTTCGTTCCGCAACGGAATATACGCCGGGTCTTCCCGATCCACGCCCCACGGACAAATATCTGCCTGCCGTAATCGACGCAGCCGCCGCAGCTTCCCAACTTCCACAGACACCGACTGACGAACCACGGCCCAAGGGCAAAGGTCAGATGTTTCGTGGCATTGGAAGTCTCATGCGTAGGCGGCTGTTTCCTATTGTTCAGGGGGCGCAACTGGGCTGGGAGACGTTAACGCCGGAGCAAAGGCAGGGAGCGCGCGATTTTCTGGACAGCCCCAACACTTTGCACGAATTTTTCGGCATGGAAAAACCGGGGATTGAATATTTCAAGGATTTGCTGGGTCTTTCAGAACAGGAACCAACCGGAACTGCTACGTTGGAACCGGGTCGGGAATTCGACCCCATTAACATATTTAAAACCAGCGAAGAAAGACCCGAAAGTATCGGACAGGTTAATAATCAAATAGACGAAAGGGTTGGGCGCACCAGCATTTCTTTAAGGCCCTCTGAGTTTCGGCAACTGGCTGAAGAGTTTGACCCAAATACGAAGCACAGTGCGGACACAATCCAATATTTAGAAGACGCAATACGTGATTCCAGGGCGATAGCCCCACCGTACCTTACGGTACAATGGGTTCCGGAAAAGTCCGCTTGGAAAGTGTTGGGGCATGAAGGTCGCCATCGAGTCCTTGCCGGAGAAAAGGTTTTCGGTGACGAGAACTTACCCGTTCATCTTTTTTTAAGAAACAGTTCCGACGCCGGACGTTTGGGTCGAAGAATTGAAGTTGACCAGCTATCTCCGGAAATGCAGCAAGCATTGGAGAACCGGCGCTTTATTCCAGAGGAAGGCGAAGAGATAGTAGGGTTTCATGAACCAACCGGAATGGCCCAGGGTGGCTTAGTACAGGGTCCGTTGTCCGTTAATCACGCATCCGGCGGTTTCGTGGACAAGCCCTTGTACGAAGACGCAAGGATGATAGGGTAGTACATGACTACACAACCCCAAGAACTTTCTCCAACATGTCCGGTTTGCGGATGCGACAAACCGAAAGTGTTTGTCCATGGGCATTACCAGTGTGACGACTGCAAGTGTGTAGCGGACGGGGATTGTTGTCAGGGTGCCCCGTCGTGGCCGGGACCGGGAGTTTGACATGGCGTCTCCTGATTCAGAGAAACCAACTCTGAACGACCAAACCGCGTCGAACGCTATTATCTCAAGGTTTTATCTTGGTGGGCAGCCTTATGCTCTTGGGACGATGAGTAATGTAGGAGAAGATAACAGGGTCGATTTTAATCTTGTTCCAGGTCGCCGGAATATGCCGGATGCCGGAATCTCCTTAGAACAGGGCGAGAAAGGTGACAGGAGCGGAACTTTTACCGTTGGTAATCCCGATCTTAGGTACACCGGAAAAGTCCGTCTTCCAGAGGATGGTGGAAGCTCGACCCGTCATAGGCTTGAAGGGGGCATTGGTCCTTTCGGAGCCCACTATATGGCGCAAGGGTCCCGCCGCGAAATCGGCGGATCCTTAAACATTGGTCCTTTTACTCTTTTTGGTAATCGTGCGACATCCCAACAAAACGTCATACCGGAAGCTTACAGAGGCTATTTCACGAATCCGAATGTAGATGCGACGAGCACGACGTTGGGCGCGCGTGGTTCTGGGGACGTGGGCATTGGTACGTTGTCCGGTGGCGCAGAGCGCACGAACAGCAGCTACCAGTTACCGCGATCTATTGGTCAGGAATCGCGGACCACGGCCCAAGACCAAAGAACGATGTATAATCTTGGTTTGTCTGGTGGCCTATACGACATAGGCGGCACGTTGACAGATGTTCGCGGTGTTGGAACTGAGTATGATTTACGCGGCTCTTACAAATGGCTGGATCTGCCATTTAACCTTCCCGGAAACCTTGATTTAACAGGGGGTTGGAGAAAACCAATGGGTGAAGGGAGTTCTGGGAATGTTGGCGTCAGGTACAATCCTCTTCCTGACCTTCCCGGCGACCTTGATTTAACCGGGGACTGGGAAATGGGTGACAAGAGTTCTGCGAATGTTGGTTTCAGGTACACTCTTCCCTTTTGAGGTTCAAAATAATGCCTTTGACTAAAAAGGGTAAGAAAATAAAGAACCAGATGACTGAGACCTATGGTAAAAAAAATGGACTGAATGTTTTTTATGCGTCTATAAATAAGGGTAAAGTAAAAGGCGCGGAAAAAAAGACGAAGAATAGTAAGGCGAAAAGGAGATCTTGAGATGCCAAAAGTACAGGGCAGACATTTTGCGTATACGCCAGAAGGTTTAGCAGCGGCGGAGCGGTATAAGCAGGCCATTGGAATGGCTGGCGGCGGCATGTTGGGCTTTCGCCCTCTCGGATATGCCGATGGAGATCTGGTGGAAGAGTATGCATACCAGGACGCGGCAGCCAGGCAGGCCGCGATAGATTTTATTATGGGGACGATAGGATTTACAAGCGACAGCGTGGCAATAGCTCTAAATGAAATGGAAGATCCTGAATTACGGAGGGCCCACCTAAAAGTAATCGAGGATGCAGAATCTGGTAAGTATGACTCTGTACCCATGCAGGATACTCCTCCGATGCAGCAGATGCCGCCGCAGCAGATGCCGCAGATGCAGCAGATGCCGCAGATGCAGCAGAATCAGATGCAGCAGAATCAGATGCAGAAGAATCAGATGCCGAGGCTGTCGGATAGAGATATTGCGATACTTCGTGAGCAGCAGATGCCGATGCAGCAGATGCCGCCGCAGCAGATGCAGCAGATGCCGCCGCAGCAGAATCAGATACTTCGTGATCAGCAGATGTTCCCGCCGATGAAGGAACCACGATTCGCACCGGGCGCAATAGGCATGGAGAAGGGCGGGATTGCTTCGTTACGGCGGTACTAGAATGGCAAAAAACCCTCTCCCACGCAGTAATTTTGGCACGGCTTCCCTTGTAGAACGGAGGAATGAAATCCCTCCTGTCGAACTGGAAGAAGGTCCCGACGCTGAAGTTCCTATGGAAGATGAAACACTTATAGAAGCCCCTGGTCTTAGTATTGAACTGGAGGAGGATGGTGGCGTTGTTGTCGATTTCGACCCTCGTGCAGTTTCTTCTGACACGGGAGATTTCTACGACAACCTCGCGGAGACCCTTTCAGACACATCTTCGTCCCGAATCACCTCTGACTTAATGGCCCAGTACGAGGCAAACAAGGATGGTCGCAAGGACTGGGAAGACACCTACCGAACAGGTCTTGAACTTCTTGGGTTTAAGTATGAGGACAGGTCAGAGCCTTTCCGTGGCGCTTCAGGTGTAACGCATCCGTTACTCGCGGAAGCCGTGACGCAGTTTCAGGCGCAGGCTTTTGGAGAACTTCTTCCATCTGGTGGTCCCGTAAGAACTGAAGTAATGGGAAAGGTGACACCAGAAGTAGAGGATCAGGCGGAAAGAGTCCGTCATTTTATGAATTATCAAATTACCTGTGTGATGAAAGAATACACGCCGGAATTTGACCAGATGCTGTTTTATTTACCGCTGTCCGGTTCTACTTTCAAAAAAGTTTACTACGATGAATTTCTTGAAAGAGCGGTAAGCAAATTTGTTCCTGCCGAACAGTTAATTGTTCCATATACCGCGACGGATCTGGAAACGGCAGAGAATGTCACGCACGTTATACAGATAAGTGAGAACGAGCTACGCAAGAAACAGGTTGCTGGTTTTTACAGTGACGTAGAGGTAACAGCGTCTCAGTCGGATCCGTCACAGGTCCGTGAGGAGATGGACGATATCTCTGGAATATCACCCAATCACCTGGATCAGGAGGTAATGCTTCTTGAGTGTCACGTAGATCTGGATTTGGAGGGATACGAGGACGCCGACGAAAGCGGAGAACCTACGGGTATCAAGCTTCCATATGTTGTTACGATATCAGAGAACAACAGCAAGCTTTTAAGCGTCCGGAGGAACTACAACCCGGACGATCCGAAGCGCAGCAAGAACCAGTATTTTGTGCATTTCAAATTTCTCCCGGGTTTTGGGTTCTACGGCCTTGGCCTAATTCACATGATTGGCGGCTTGAGCAGGACGGCGACAGCCGCACTCCGTCAGCTTATAGATGCAGGCACTCTTGCTAATCTTCCGGCTGGTTTCAAGGCCCGTGGTTTGCGTATACGGGACGACGACGAGCCGTTGTCTCCGGGTGAATTCCGTGATGTGGATGCACCGGGTGGTGCCATACGCGATTCTCTTATGCTTCTTCCATACAAGGGCGCAGACCAGACCCTGTACCAGTTGATGGGTTTTTGTGTTGAAGCGGGGCAGCGGTTTGCGGCAGTTTCAAATTTGCAGGTAGGAGACGGTAACCAGCAGGCTGCGGTAGGGACAACTATTGCAATGCTGGAGCAGGGCGCAAAAGTTATGTCTGCCATACATAAGCGCCTTCATTATGCACAGAAAGAAGAATTTAATCTTCTGTCAGACGTATTCGGGCAATACCTTCCTCCCGAATATCCTTACAACGTAGTCGGCGCAGAGCGGACTATTAAAGCTGCGGATTTCGACAATAGGGTTGATGTTGTTCCAGTTTCAGATCCAAACATCTTCTCAATGGCCCAGCGTGTCATGCTTGCCCAAACGCAGTTGCAACTAGCGCAGTCTGCCCCTGAGCTTCATAACCTGTATGAAGCGTACCGCACAATGTATCGGGCGATAGGTGTCAGGGATATTGATTCAATACTGAAACCCGTGGAACACGGTGATCCGACTCCAAAAGATCCTGCGGTAGAAAACTCTGAATCTCTGGAGAACGTACCGCTCGTTGTGTTTGAAGGGCAGAACCATGATGCACATATCATGGCTCATCTTGTTTTTGGTTCTTCTTCCATGGTGTCCCAGATTCCTGCGGTTACCGTGTCTTTGCAGAAACATGTGATGGAGCATGTTTCCATTAAGGCAAAAGAGCAGGTAATAACGGAAATACAAAACCAGTTGGGAGACGAGCCCCCAACAGAGGAACAGGTTTTGCAGATAGAGAGCTTGGTTGCCCAGCTTGTGGCTCAGGGTATGCAAGAGGTTAAAGCATTGAGTACACAGATAAGCGGAGGCGGGGAACCGGATCCACTTATTGCATTGAAGCAGCAGGATTTACAGATAAGGTCGCAAAGAGACGGGGCAGAAAACCAGATAGATCAGGCACGATTGGCGCTGGATCAGAAAAAGGCTCAAAATACAGTGGATCTTGGCTCTGCCAGAATTCAATCTCAGCAAGAGATAGTTCAGGCTCGCATCAATGCTGCCAAAGAGCGTGAACTTATGAAACAGCAGCGATAGAGCTAGGAGAGAGACATGGCTGAAAAGAAAAAGGGTTCCGTCGGGGTAATTCGGAAAGGTATGTTGGTTAAGGATCAAGGTTTTGTTCCTTATGGAGATTCCAAGGAAGAGCCGACGCCTGATGTTGCCAAAGCGTCTTCTACAAGTGGCAAGAATCGCGGAATGGGGGAAGCCCTTCGCGGCGGAACTTTTAAAATCTGTTGATTTAGGAGAATATTGTGGTTGAGTGGATTAAAGGACGTTTATCAGAACCGTCGAGCTACGCTGCTATTGGTGCCGCTGTTCTTGGTATTGGGGTACTAATGGATCAGCCCATAGTTATTGTCGTGGGAATTGTTGGTGGTGCGCTAGCCTTTTTCCTGAAAGAAAAAGGTGTGATTACGGAGATCTGGAGATAGATCCACAGATACGCAGGAGGTTTCAATTCAGAACCTCGCCCAACGTCTGGAAGGGATATCTGGAATGTTGGCTCCCAGGGAGAGAGAAAATGTCCGCCAGATTCCTAGCTGCACTGGCGTTAATTTCTCTGTATGGATCGCCCGCGTTTTCTAGGGGCACCGATTGTGCCGATTTCGAAGTCTGGAGCGATGCTCTGGAGAAGAATTTTGGCGAGGTAAAAACTCATGTGGGCCTTTCAGCCAGTAAACAGGTCGTCATCGAACTCTTCGAAAACCCAGAGACCCACACCTTCACCCTCCTTACGACCGATCCCTACGGCGTCTCCTGCCCCCTCGCCGGGGGAGGATATTGGGAGACGGTGGACAATGGTAACCACCCGAATCCGTCGCCATAGATGAGTAGAGGTGATGAAAGAAACCAAGGCTCTGAAACTCAGTGAGAAGGCAGGCATACAGTTCAGCCTGACGTTCCTAATTCAGATTCTTGGCACGGTGATTGTCGCCGTCTGGGGATACAGCCAGCTTGATGCTAGAATTAGCCGAGTGCAGAACGAGACGGCGACCCATAAAGAAAAGCTTCGGGGTATAGAGATCGAGTTGAAGGAAAACCAGGACAAGCCGATTCCGAGCGATCACGTTCAGAATACTAAGCTCTTCGCTCACGAGGGGGAGATTAGAGAGCTTAAAAACCGCCTAGCTGTCCTAGAGGCGCGCCTGTACGAGAGAAACTGAAAGCTATTTCTTCTACTTAGAGCCAGAAGTATCCGATGGACACGTCAATTCTAAAGACCTTGATTCCGCTTCTTTTGACCAGCAAATACAGGTAGTCACGAATGATACAGTCTCTTTTACCTAGTCTCTTACCTATTATAGGAGATGTTCTCGGACGTTTTTTGCCCGAGGATAAGGAAGCTAGGGCAAAGGCAGAACGCGAAATTGAGCAACAATTGTCAATACATCTCGCTAAAATTGACATTGCTCAACTGGATATTAACAAAGCAGAAGCGTCACACCGTTCTATTTTTGTCGCTGGCTGGCGTCCGTTCATTGGATGGTCCTGCGGTATTGCATTAGCTTGGGCATACGTCGCAACTCCCATCTTGCAGTTTATTTTGGCTCAAACTGGTCATCTCATAGATCTTCCATCTTTGGACATGAGCCAAATGATGCCAGTTCTTATGGGAATGTTGGGGTTGGGCGGCTTGCGTACATTTGAAAAATTTAAGGGTGTTAGTAAATAGTGCATTAGTTGAATATTAGGAGAACGTGTGTGGACGGAATATTTCTTGCAGAGCATCTCATAAAGGCTATTCGAGAACGACGGAACAGGATTTCTGAGATGGTTACGTCAGGAACGATAAGAAATATGGAAGAATACAAACAACTAGTTGGCAACATCGAATCTTTAGATTATATAAGTCAAGAGATAAGAGAAATCTTAAAGAATGCGGAATGATGACCAATAAATCCGAGGGAGGAGAAATGGATAACCTAGTTTCCATAAAATCAGCCTATGTTACCCCGGAAGAAAAAACTCTGGATCCTAAAAAACTCGATGGGGATACCTTTGACCGTCTTCCTAATCCAACGGGATGGCGATTGTTAATTTTACCCTACCGTGGAAAAGGAAAGACTGGAGGCGGTGTTTTGCTCCCCGATGCCGTGTTGGACAGAGAGTCGGTAGCTACTGTTTGTGGCTATGTATTAAAAGTGGGGCCACTAGCTTACAAGGATAAGAAGAAATTTCCCGGCGATCCTTGGTGCGTGGAAAAAAATTGGATTATTTTTGGTAGATATGCGGGCGCTCGTTTTAAGATAGACGGCGGCGAGGTTCGTATTTTGAATGACGATGAGGTGATAGCTGTCATCCAGGATCCTGAAGACATCCTGCATTTCTAACATGGAGGTTTACCATGCCCGATACTAACGCAGATGAATTAACGGTTGATCTTCCGGCTTCCGGAAAACAAACAGAAGTTGAAATAGAGGCTCCAGAAGATGTTTCCACAGATGCGTCTTCTGGTGAAGAGCATGAACATTACAGTAAGAGTGTCCAACGTAGGATAGACAAACTTACCAGAACGGCCCGAGAAGCCGAAAGACAACAGGAAGCTGCACTAAGCTTTGCAAAGAACATGCAGAGCGAAAACTCAGCCCTAAAAGACAGAGTTCAGAATTTAGATGAAGGCTATGTCGCAGAATACGGGGATCGTATTGCCACGCAAAACGAATCCTTGACCAAAGATCTGGAAACGGCGATAGCAACAAATGATACTTCTTCTCAAGTACACTTAAACAAGAAACTAGCTCAGTTAGCTATAGAGGAAGAACGAGTAAAAGTCGCCAAATTGCAGCAAAAAGCCGCTTATGCACAGGCTCAGGCTCAGGCCCAATTCGAACAAACCCGGCAGGCGCAGCAGGCCCCTATCCCTGTTAGGGCAGATCCCAAAGCAGAAAAATGGGCGAGTAAAAACTCGTGGTTTGGTGAAGATGAAGCAATGACTTTTGCAGCCTTTGGCATACATAAGAAACTTGTAGAAGAAGAAGGCTTTGACACAGAGTCACCGGAGTATTACGATACTCTTGACAAAAGATTACAGGAGGCGTTTCCGCATAAGTTTAATGGGGTTATCGCCTCTTCAGATAGCCGAAGGCCCCAACAGGCCGTGGCATCTGCGACACGCTCCAGTTCTTCTGGGCGCAAAACAGTTAGACTGTCCCCTAGCGAAGTTGCAATAGCTCGAAAGCTCGGGGTTCCTCTTGACGAGTACGCGAAATACAAACGCTAGGAGAAATGAAATGGTTGAACAAACAGTTGATAAGACTCCTCGCGCTTCCAAGACCAGAGCGGCGAAGCCGCGACGGCAACCTTGGGCCCCACCATCCTTATTGGATGCGCCTGCTCCACCGGAAGGCTTCGTTCATAGGTGGATTCGCTCCGAA